AAATGTTGCTGACTTAGCAGGCACAGGTTTATCAGATCTCGGCGATGCAATGATAAAACTAGCGGCAGGCGGAATTATAGATAGTATTGGTAGTTTCTTTGGAGCAAGTTCACCATTTGAAAAAATGGTTGATGGTATTAACGAATTTGCAAATATTGATGCTACAGCAGTTCAAAACTTAACTGACTCCTCAGGAGGATTAGCAAACCTTAAATCCTTTGCTGATGACTTAAATGCTGACAACGTAGAAGACTTTGCAGAAGCAATTGGTAAACTTGCAATACAACTGGCAAAACTAAATGACGAACTATCTAAAGATAACAATGGATTTAAGTTAGGTACTGGTGTTAATGCAGGAACCGTATTAGGCGGCGCAGGCGGCGGAGGCGGGGTAAATAGTAATGATATGCTAATAACACTTATGCGAAAACAAGTAGAATTGACACGTAGTATACTAGATAAAACTGGTGTAGGCGTATAATAAGGACAGAAGATGAGTTGGAAAAAGTTTTTTACCCCAGTACCAACGGGCGATAATCAAGGCGGAAGTTTTAGTCCGTTAGGCGGCGGTCGTGGCGGCGGTGGTACTGCAGGGCCTGCACGTACAAACTATTCATCTTATCTACCAGATGTATATGTAGGCGCTCCTAATAGAGTTGAGCGTTATGGTCAATACAACACTATGGATTTAGATTCAGAAGTAAATGCCGCATTAGATATTCTTGCAGAATTTACATCACAGAAAAACGCACAAAATAAAACTCCATTTACAATTGACTTTAAAAAGTCTGCAACTACATCAGAAACAACAATTTTACAACAGTATCTGCAACAGTGGAATAAATTACAAAAGTTTGATACACGTATGTTTAGAATTTTGCGTAATACATTTAAATATGGAGATCAATTTTTTATTAGAGATCCAGAAACTAAAAAATTATTTCATGTTGATTCGGCAAACGTAGCAAGAATTATTGTTAACGAGTCAGAAGGCAAAAAACCACAGCAATATGTAATTAGAGATTTTAATTTAAACTTTAGAGATATGGTTGCTACAACACCTTTTCAAACTAACGGCAATGTTACTGGTGGTGGCGATGGCTACTTAACTGGCGGCGTTCGCGGAATGGTAGGAAGTGTACCTAAACAAAGCGGAAGTAGATTCCAAGAAAATGAAGGCGAAGTTGCTATTGATGCAGATAACGTTGTTCATTTAAGTTTATCAGAAGGTTTAGATAAAAACTTTCCGTTTGGTAACTCATTACTTGAAACTATTTTTAAAGTATATAAACAAAAAGAATTACTTGAAGATGCTATTATTATCTATCGAGTACAACGTGCGCCAGAGCGCAGAGTATTCTACGTTGATGTGGGCAACATGCCATCGCACTTAGCGATGCAATTTGTTGAAAGAGTTAAGACGGAAATACATCAAAGACGTATCCCATCGCAGACAGGCGGAGGCACTAATGTCATAGACAGTTCTTACAATCCACTGTCAATTAACGAAGATTACTTTTTCCCACAAACTGCTGAAGGTCGTGGTTCTAAAGTTGAAACACTGCCAGGCGGTACTAACTTAGGAGAAATTGATGACCTTAGATATTTCACAAATAAATTGGTTAGAGGTTTGCGTATACCTAGCAGTTACTTACCAACTGGTGCTGACGACAGTGCCGCTCAATATAATGACGGTAGAGTGGGTACGGCGTATATTCAAGAATTAAGATTTAATACATATTGCGAAAGACTGCAAGGATTATTAATTGAAGATATAAATCAAGAGTTTAAGCGTTACTTACTTGAAAAGGGCGTTAACATTGATACAGCAATGTTTGATCTAAGATTTCAACCACCACAAAACTTTGCCGCATATAGACAAAGTGAAATTGATAATGCACGTATTCCAACATTTACACAAATGAGTGCAATACCTTATGTTTCAAATAGATTTGCAATGAAACGTTACTTAGGCTTGACAGAAGAAGAACTTGCTGAGAATGAACGTTTGTGGCGTGAAGAAAATGATGAGAACATACAACCACTACCGACTGATGCAGGCGGTGAATTAAGAGGAGCAGGAGTTAGCGGAGCAGGAATTGACCAAGATATGGCTGGTATGGAAGCAGAAGTACCAGGTGGCGAAGCACCAATCGACGGAGGCGCAGACGGAGCACCAGAAACCGCAACAGGCGGAGATGGCGTTCCTCAAGAAGGCTCAACTGACATAACTGTATAAATAACTATATGATATTACGTGAACTATTTTACTTTGACAAAGAAACGCTTGAACCTACAGAGGACAAGAGTTATTCCCCTGAATATGATCAGTCTCCAGTAGACTTTGATTCAACACGTAAGACACGACTAACACTTCGCCAGATCAATCGCGCAAGACTAGCCGCAGACGTACATAAAGAAGAAAGTGCAAAAGATTTGCATTTTGTAAGACAGATGTATGGAATAGCGGCAAATGCGGAAGCCGGCGGAGTATGATTATTGAGCATAGCCTTTGTACTAGGTAACGGCCTAAGTCGTCAAAATATACCTTTAGAACCTTTAAGAAAATTTGGAACTATATATGCGTGTAATGCAGTATATAGAGAATTCAAACCTGACTATCTAATTGCTGTTGATACTAAAATGGTAAATGAAATAACTCAACATAGATATCATAAAGAAGCCCAAGTTTGGACAAACTATCAAAAAAACTATGAACGCTACACTGGGTTAAATTATTTTGAACCTAGCAAAGGTTGGAGCAGTGGTCCAACAGCATTAGACTTTGCAAGCGAGCATGGACACAAAACAATATACATATTAGGGTTTGATTATCAAGGTATTGGACCAGAACATAAACGTGTAAATAATTTGTTTTCAGGATCACCTAATTACAAAAGAGAACACGACACAGCAACATACTACGGCAACTGGTTACGTCAAACATGTACTGTATTTCAAAAAAATAAAGAAAAGAGATATATAAGAGTACTAGCAGATGGAATTGGATATATTCCAGAACCATTCCAGAATTACAGTAATATTAAGCATATTACCAAGGAAGATTTCACTAAATCTTTTAATTTTTCGCTTATCTAATAAAAATGCCTCATTTTGAGCCTATATCTACGTACTTTTCTCCGTATAATGTAAATACAATGACAGCCTTACCGTAGGGTAATATAATACATTTTTAACAGGAGACTTAAAATGGCAGATCTAAATAAATTCGAGGAAATGCTCGAAAAATTAGTCAACGAAGATCGTGCTGGAGCAGAAGAAATGTTCCACGAAATTGTAGTTGAAAAATCACGTGAAATTTATGAAAACTTACTAGAGAATGATCTAGAAGTAGATGAAGCATCAGACGAAGAAGTAGATGAAACTACTGACGAAGAAGTTGATGAAGCATCAGACGAAGACCTAGACGAAGCAACGGACGACGAAGACGACGATAGTGAAGAAACTAATGAAGGTTTTGATCTAGACGAATTCGAAGTAGAGCCAATGCCAGAAGCAGATCCAGCAGACGACATGATGGGCGACCTAGAAATGGGCGGCGATGATGACGACGACATGGATGACGCACCAGAAGGTGACGAAGATCTAGAAGATCGTATGGTAGACTTAGAAAAAGAATTAGACGATTTGCGTCAACAGTTTAATGACGAAATGGGCGGCGACGACGAAGGTGACGACGAAGACGCAGGCGACATGGGTGACATGGCTGATGGCGACGATGACGATGCAGAAGAAGAAAGCATCGATCTTGGCATAGAAGAAGCAACTGATGAAGAAGTTGAAGAAGCATCCGATGAGGAAGTTGACGAAGCAGAAAAATCAGAATCTGAAACAATGCGTGAGTATGTTGAAAAAGTAACAGCGTCAATGGGTGACAACGGTGCAAACACCAAATCACCACATGCTAGTGCAAACAACATGGGCGGAACAGCAAGTAACTTAGTTGCAGGCGGCGAAGCAGACTCAAAAGGTACAACAGGTGGCTTAGCGGCAAACTCAAGTAAAGAAGATAACATGGGTAACATCAAC